AATGTTTGGTTTTATCTTTGTAATCATAATATACTCTTATTTCCATAGGAGTTGGTTTATGACTACTAAAATATATAGTATACACTATTCCTAGACTTTTAGCAACGTCGCACCAGTAGTTTTCGGCTAACAATGCCCAGGGATCCGGCCAAGTTTTTGGATCACTTGGATCCAAATTATAATTGACAAATGGAGCAGTGCTCCACATGTTGTTTAGTTCTATCACTGCGCTTTCTAAAGGTAGTCTGTCTAATTGATGGCGGAAATCTTTCCACTGCGTCAGCCTGTCATTAACACGCAGATTCCAAAAATTTTGCCACATTTTAGTAGAAGTTTTTTAGGTAGTAGGTCAAGTTAGCCGATGTACCAGCACTGGTAGTTGTATACCCTAATGTAGCAAGATTACCAATAACTGCGTTACCGGTGATGTTTGCTGTCCAATATAAGGTGACACCTAGATTATTAGTTTCGCTATAATCTTCATCAAACACTATGACATTGCCATTTGATTGGGTGACATGCATAGATCCAACTCTGCTGTCAACACCTCGAGTGATATTATAATCAATAATCCTGGATGTAGCATAAGGGAATCCACTCGGAGTAACTGAACTTATAGTTAATGCGGTATTAGCTAATGTTGTGATATTATCTGGTAGTGTGATAGTTTCTGTATATACACCAGTTATATTAGCAAGCTCTGATTGTATCAAAGTAACATTAGCAGCTAAATTAGCGACATTGGCTTCTAGTGCAATGATACCTGTATTGATTAATCCAACACTATATTCAGTTAAGATTTCAGTCACGCCAACAGTTGGTGCACCTTCTGCTAGTGTGCCTTTACCAATGAACAAGCGTTGGGTGTCAACTGACCAACCAAATTCACCTGTGGCTAATTGTGGTAAGTCTTCCTGTAGACCACTGCGTACCTGTATTTGAGAGATTTGTATTACAGCCATGTTATCACCTTAGTTCAATATCTAGTATTTATGCTAACTTATAATACTGCTCTACTCTATCAAACCAACGGTCCATCCAGATCGTCCATTCATTACCGCTTACAGTCCATGTTTGGAATTCAGGCCTAGCAAAAGTGTTGTCTTCTAGGAGTTTAGGTGCTACAGCCATCAGGATCACACCCTGTTTAATGTCAGTACCATGGACTTCATTATGTGCGGCGGCATAGGCGCATAATTGTAGAAAATAGTCTTCAATCCACTCAGTTTTCTTAGGTTTATTAGTCTGTTTGTAGTCGATAATCGCCGGGTTACCCTTGTATACTCCGCAGGCATCTGTTGTTCCTGCATACAAGCCCGGAACGTATAACGGCACTTCAATCCCCCATACTTCATCTACATGTTTAAGGCCATGTTCTACGATCTCTTGTGCCATGGCATAGCTCTGTTGGCTATTTGGATTGGTTCCAGGAGTGCCCATTTCACGGTCGTTACGCACATAGTCTTCTAACCATTTGTGCATACGTGTTCCGCGACTTGCGGCTTCTGTGGTAATCTGTTGGGCTTGTTGGGTTCCTACACGTTTACGCCAATTTTCAAGAGCATCTCTCTTCTCTTGTGGTTTGGTTCTGTCTAATATTGTAGTGACACTAGGAACACGTGATCCGTCTGGTAAAGTATAAAGACGTTTACCTTCTACAGTATCACGATTAATGGGGGTATAGTTGTATTTTTGAATGAGCATAGCTAATATTATATAGCATAATTTACCGCAAGTAAATACTTATATGAAAAAAATTAATTTATTATTGTCTCACGAAAATTGGAATAGTTTTAATAATTATTGGATAGTAAATGTTCTACGCGATTTTTTTAAAATTATATACATTGAGGATAATCCTATTTTTGATAAAACAGATACTGTTGTAATATTCGGAGCAGGCGGATCTGATTGGATCAATAAATTCCAAGATCAAAATTATAAAATCGTGACCGAACAGTTATGGAACAGTGGGGAACTGATGCCATTGGAGAATTCTATGTTTTTAACCAATACGAATTGGTTTTGGTATAGTGAAGCTTTGTGCTATCTGTCTAAAGAGAACGAAAAATATATCCCCAATAGAACATACAAAAAACTAGCACTCATGCCAATGTGGAATAGAAAATCTCACAGAGATTTACTATTTGATAGATTAACTGACATGAGATGGAAAGATTCCTTAATTTATAGCTATGTTGATAAAGGTATATTTTTACCGCATGATGATCCGATGAGCCTAACTCGATACAATCATTTTGAGCCAGATTGGTATAATAATACCTGTTTTAGTATCGTGGCCGAAACTAGGGTAGACCTAGATTATCTTTTTATATCAGAAAAAACTTATAAACCCATCGCCTTTTATCATCCATTTATATTAGTTGCACAACCTAAGATATTACAGCATCTACGTAGTAATGGCTTCGAAACGTATGAGAATTTATTTGATGAAAGTTACGATCTTGATTTAGATTTTAATGTTCGATTTGAAAAAATTATATCTAATATCAAAAATTATAACAACATACCCTATGATAAAATAACACTAGATAAATTACAGCACAATCATGATTTATTTTTTAATAGAGATATAATCATAGAACGGTTAACTAAAGAAGTAATTAACCCAATTTTAGAATATTTTGAAACTAAACAGTAAATGATTCACCACATCCACAACGTGCTTTCTCGTTGGGGTTAGAAAATTCAAATCCTTCGTTAAGACCTTTTTTAGCATAGTCAACCTGTACCCCATTGAGATAGGTCAGATCTTTCTGGCTGATCACTAGCCTGACATCTTTGTCGATGAATTCAACATCACCTTCAAACAGCTGGTCTGCGAACTCTAGCACATAAGCCATGCCACTGCAACCATTGGTTTTAACTGCAAGGCGCATGCCAATACCACGACCACGATTATCTATGGCAGCTTTTACTTTGGTAGCAGCTATATCTGTCAGGGTTATCATATCCAATCCGAGAACGATCCTCTATTCTTTTCGTCGAGCCTGTTTAACACTGCCTGTTTTTCATTATCAGTCATGTCATACCATCCCACAACTTCGTCTACCGTGCGACCACAGCCCACGCAGACTTCATTGTCATAGCGGCATACTGATATGCAAGGACTTTCAATGTGTGACTTCTTCATGTTTCTTTCTATAATCCGCTATAGCTGATTTGATCGCATCTTCTGCAAGCACCGAGCAATGTATCTTGACGGGCGGTAATGCGAGTTCTTCTGCGATATGTGAGTTTTTAATGGTCTGAGCCTCATCCAGCGTCTTGCCCTTGAGGAGCTCGGTGACAAGGCTACTACTAGCAATAGCACTGCCACAACCATACGTCTTAAATTTGGCATCTGTTATGATCCCTTCATGTACTTCAATCTGTAGTTTCATTACATCACCGCAGGCAGGTGCACCAACCATACCTGTTCCTACATCTGGACTATCCTTGTCCATGGTGCCCACATTACGGGGATTTTCGTAATGGTCTAGAACTTTTTCTGAATAAGCCATATATAAACTCCAATAGTATAGTAAAATACTACAGTATTTAGTGCCTTATGTCAAGTGTTTTGATTAAATTGCGGCGCCACGTGATTTAGCGGCACGTTTAGCCATGTTTGATACTGTGTCCACCGGTGCTTGTGTTGCTTCACCATCTGGGGTATTTGTAGTTGTAGCATCTGTGTCAGCATCTTCGCCAGCTGGCAATAATTCAATATAATCTTTATTGTAGCTTTTGATTAGATTTTTAAGAGCTGGATTGTTTTCGTTAGCCGCGACAAGAGCATCATAATCAAATGTTTTATCTGTGTTAAGCACAAGATTGATTAAACTCTGTGTTGAGATCTTTGGGGGTTGTTTCTTATCTTTATATCTATGGCGAATAAGTTCCAGAGCTGTTGTTAAATTTGACTCTGGAGTATTCTTTGGACTATGCGTAAATTCATTTAAGCGCACGATTAGCGTTGTTCACGACCAAGTTCTTCTGCGCCGCCTACTGCAGCATCAGTGGCACCAAAACCATCAGTTTCGTCAGCATCCAGATCACTGCCTGGAGCTGGAGGTAAACCTGCATCACCACCACTTAGATCAGGAGCTGCATCACCTGGCATGGCCATTGGGTTGTCAACTTGCTCACCCGATAATACACGAACGCCATTGTCAACACCTTCACGTGCTGATTGTAGATTTTGCATTAGCGTGTCTAATGTTGTGCCTACTGCGTTTTTAAATGCTTCTGCTTGTTCTGAACCAATTTGGTCACGGATACTGTCTAATAGTTGTGGTAATTGCTCGTTCTGCATCTTACCTACTTTCTCGATAGCGTCTTGGACGCTGTCTACCATATCTTTAGCAGCCAATAGCACTTCTGCATTGCCAACTTCACCTTCAACAAGTTGTTGACGACGCTCGTCAAGCCAGGCTGATAAACCTTCTTTAACAGTTAGTAACTCCATATAACGTGGATTACGTTCTGCTGTGTGTAGATTTACGCTATGGCGAATCTTGTCAAGATTAGCTGAGATCGTTTCACTGAGCTTTTCTGCTTTTTCAACAGTTAGATTGCTATAGTTAATAGCAAAGCCAAAGCGACTTTCTAGTAACTTATTGATCTTACGTGCTGATTTTACGGACATTTCTGCTAGTTTCATGGTTAATTTCCTAATTACAGTTTAATATATTTAGCCAAGTTTAAGTTTTTCTTAATTTCTTTCTTGACTTGTTCTATACGTGACATGGTTTCTGTATAGCGTGTAGAATAGAAATCTTCACCCCACCCGTCACCTAGTTGCTGTGCTTTTTTATAGCGTAATCGATATAATGTCGCATCAAATTCTAGTTTGTTTAACAGGCTGTCGCTGTCTCTGATGTCTTTGGCCAGCTGTGTTTGTTGTTTGTGCAGGGCTATACAATAATAGATAGCATCTTTACGGTTAAA